ATGACTCAAGCTGCCTGTGATGCTGCCCTGTAGATTACCTACAGTGGCGGCTTTCTTTTTTGCGCGACTAATTATACTAGGCGTTATCTTCACTTGTATCATCTGTCTCTTCCAAAGATTTAACAAGAGTGCCCTTGAACATAGTAAGTGCAGCTTGTGCCTGTGCAACTCTCATGTTTAAGCTGCGTATGTTGTTTGTTACTTCTTGTATTTGCACAAGTAAGTACCTCTGGGTATTATCCAAGTCACTTAGTAGATATTCTTTGTCGTTGATAGTTACTACAGATTCTTCTTTATCTGTCATCTTCTTCGCTCTCCTGTAAAAATAAAAGCACTGCGTCTGCTTCTGGAATTTTAAACCACTCACCCTTACGGGCTTCTGCATTATCTTCAAAAATTCTGTGCATTACAAGTTCTTTTTCATGTTTGTTGTCTGTGTGTATTTGGGCAAGTATAGTGTAGTCCCTATGAGGGGAGGATGTTTGATACGTATTTAATCTGTCGTCTGCAAAACTAGCCTTACCAATTTTAACCCAGCCTTCCCACGCAGGATTGACTATAGCGTACACATCTCCTTCAAGCGTTTTATCTATCTTTTCATGTGACCACGCATGACTAAGGGATTTGTAGTTTCCGGGTTTGTGTAGGGGATGTTTTTTTGATATTTCTTTACCATTAACGTACATCCTGTTTGCATCTCTTTTACGAACAGAATCAGGGTTATCCTTGTAATACATAGGATTTCCTGTGTATGGATTAGGAGCGAATCTTTTGTTCATCCTTTTCTTTCACTTTCTGCCACTCATCCCACTGTTCCGACTTGCGTGGAGGATTGTAGATAATATAATCTACTCCCCGCTTCCACACAAGTAGTTTATTTTGTTTAGGCTGCATTGAGGTCTACCACTTCACACACCCCAGCAGTACACGCTAACTCCCGCGAACCTGTTGTATTGTCCTCACGTTCAAAGTCCGTAAGCCGTGACCAGTCAAGATTGACGTATGTCATACGATCTTTCCACTCAAGATATTCATCCGGTTCTATGTCTTGGTATGGTGCCTGTTGGTATGTGTGATCACTAAACGGAAGAAATGACACACCAGATGCCACGTCAAAGTTCTCGTACACCCACGCACCAACTTCCATCCACTCATCTTCTTTGACAGTAACAGTGATAGACGGTTTGTGTTCACACCAGTGCAGTGCGTATGTTTTCCACAACTCTAGCTGGTTGACAGCACTCATGTCTGTACGTGTCACTGCCCCCTGTGGTGACTGCATAGGAAAAGAAAACACGATAACGGAATCAGGCTTAGTTACGTCACGTTCTGCAGGTACACCAGAGTCTATAAGGAACTGGGTAAGCGGGTCTTTGGAGTCTCCGCGCACCGTACGCACGTAGTGTTTATTGTGACGAGCGTGTATACCACTAGCAGCGTCAACAAGCTGTGAGACGGTCCCAGATGGCTTTACGCAAGTAATAGCAGCGGACTGTGGTATGCCCAAAGTCTTGGCGTACACTTCGTTTGTTTCGACTGCAGTGTCACGCATCTCTTCTAACCACCGCTTACTGTCCACATTCTTTGACAAAACAGAGTGATCCATAATACCGGTAAGTGAAACACCAAGCAGACGTTCTTCTTCTGTGTTGTCCTTCCACACTTTGCGAAGGTATTTAAAATCAGTCAGGGTAGACTGTATAGTCCCCAAGATGGTTGCCAAACGAACTTTGCGCTTGAGGGTTTGCAGGGTATCGTGTTCCCGAACCACCACCTCTGACAAGTTACAGAACTGATACGGGCGCAGTATAATTTCACTGCAGGGGTTTGTACCAAAATCAATATAGCTTGACTTATCTCTGTGTGGGTGCATGGTATAATGTGAATCTGAATCATCAAGTAATGGTTTGTCGTGCAGTTTTCTACGACCATTTTTTGCAGCTTGTTTAATAGCCGCTTCACGATTAAAGATGCCACGCTCCCCAGACTTGCTATCGTAAAGGGACAACCACTCACGCATAAACGTACCCATTTCTGGTTTGGTTTTGTACGCTACAGAGTTGTTGGCTAGGGCACGTTGCCCCTCGTGTTCCCACCACTGACCGGACTTAGCGTGTGCCATTTGGTCGTCGTTTAAATTAGACAGACTGATGAGTGCGCTGCGGCGTACACCCCCAACGACCACTACTTCTCCTACTTTACACATAAGATCGTGACACTCTATTGGATACAGCTTACGTCCTTTTGCCTTTTTAAATGTGTCGATAGTGAAGTTGAACAGATCGACAAGAGGCTGCGGCCCAGAGGCACGTCCACCCATAACCTTTAGTCGTGCCCCTGCAGGACGGATGCCGTCTACGTTATACTGTGGTATTTGCCCAGCGTACAACAGCGCAATCAATTCTCTGTAAGCCTTCGCCCATCCCGGCTTGCTGTCAGCTACGTTTATTTCTGTGTTAGACTTACTAAAGTTGTCTGATACAACAGGCAGCTTCTCTACGTTTTCACGCTCAACAGAAAAGCCCACACCCGTGCCGCACATAAGAATGTACATGCACTCGTCAAACGAACGAGGACTGTCTACTGGTATGTAACTGCAGTTGTACCCACAGATGTTGTCTCGCGCTAAAGCGGGTCCAGCGGTCATCATAGCCCGCATGGATGGCATAATTTCCAAGTTCAACACAGCTTCGCGCAAGTCTTCTGTGTCTTCATCAGACAAGTCGTAGTCAAACTTGTCTTTGAGGTGAGACACCATGTAACTAATGTATCGGTCTACAGTTTCATCGTAGTTCTCACGACGACCTTCGTCTTCGATCCAACGGGCGTAACGTGACTTGTGTATGAATTCTTGGTAGGGAGTGGGCAGTAAATTATTCATTGTCTGTTCCTTCTTTTTGATTTGGATAATATACATAGACTACAGAATTACAGTGTGGGCAGTGCAGGTTAGTAACCATAACGTAGTCCTCTTCTTCTAGATCGTGATCACCGCCCCATATCAATTCGTGATTGCAGTGCCAACAATTCATGTTTTTGTTTCAATCAATCTGTCGAGGTAAAACTGCGCTTTTTTGAGGTCTTCAAGCCCGTTTTTGTATCTGTATCTCCAGAGATACTTGAGGATGTTTCCTTGCAGGTAGTGTTCAAAACCGTCGCCTGTCGCCGCCGCGATTGCATCAAGGCATTCGATACCTGCTTGATTGTAGTGTAGCGGGTGATTGACGTTATCATTGGCTTGCCCTGCTTTCTTCATGTATTCCTCATGTCTCACCGGTCATCTCCGTCACCGCGTATCGTACCCATAACTTTACGGGATTGTAACTTGTATACGTTCATCTCTGCAATTTGCTGTAACGAGTATCCTAAGTCATCCGCAAGAACGGCGCAATACCAAAGTACGTCACCCAATTCTTTTGCAATTTGATTGTAATACTCCGCATCATTACGTCCGTCACGGATGGTCTTCTTCACCTTGTCAGCAACTTCACCGGCCTCTCCCGCTAGACCCAGCGCAGGGTACACAATCTTAGCGTTCTCAGGATATATGGCGGTTTCTTTTGCTTGCCGCTGATAGTTGTTCAAGTTCCAGTTGTTCTTAATCATTGCACCTTACCAAAGTCTATCTTGACTATGTTGGTTCCTTCTTCATGCTTTACTGTGGGGCCGTCATCATCTTTAGTCAGACTTTCCTTGACATGATCAAACGCCAGCCGTGCCATACCTGCTTGCATTACTCGCTCAAAGTCAGACTCAAGCAACTCCATGACGCCGTTGATTACAACCGTACCAGCCTCGTAAAACTCTTCGTCTTCTTCGGCAGTGGTATCGTACGCAGAGATGGAAAAGCTTTCTTCATCCACCTTACGCAAGATAACATACCATCTATCGGGCAGCAGACTCGCCCGTTCAAAGTCACGCTCATCAATCGCCATTCTTCAACCACTCCTCTGGTATGCTACCTTCAGCCCATCTGAAATTGTAGCGTTCAGCCCACCTAGCATACGTGGTCTTGCTGCCTCTGTAAATCTTGTTTTGTGCGTTTTGGAAAACAAACCGTATGTCTAGATCAGGATGCTGTTCTTTGATTAGCTGCATCTTTACTCTGTCTGTTTTGTCAAGGTAGCCTTTTGCTTCGACAAAAATATCCTGATCTACAAGGTAGAAGTCAGGAGTGTATGTGCGTGGCTTTGGTATGTACGTTAGCTTGACGTTTTCGTATTCGTAGGGCACTGCCTTGTTACCCAATGAACGGGCAATGCCCAATTCAAAGTTAGAACGAAAGCCCGCCTTACTAGCAGAACTTCGTTTCATATTTGCATTCCTACTGACCCCATTCTTTTTATCACGTACCCTGCCACTTTTGGGGAAAGTTTTTCTATTGTGGTAAGTTCGTTTGTCAGATGATTCAGTGGAACGCATACAATAACTCCGGATTGAGACAATCTTCCTATCTTTTGTAGTTCAGATTCAACGGTAGTTATATCACGCTTCTCTGTGTTGGAAGATAGGTCACCCATGTTGGAGTAATTATCCCGCAACGTCAGCGGAAGCCCTCGTTCGTTTTGTCGTAGGTATACTATTTTACGCTCACCACCACCGCCCCTGTGGGCTTCAACGTATATGTGATGGAGTCCTTTGTTCATCTCCATCAACTCAACTTCGTAGTCACGCACAAACAAGTACGGCATATCACAGTTCCTTTGTTTTGAGGCGTGTGTACCAGACTTGTGGTGGCGACTTGGCTTGAGATGTTACACGGGCGTGTAGTTGTGCGTTTGGCCAGCAGTGCTGCCGGTATCCACACAGGTTGCACTCTTTTGCTAACACCTTGTTTCCAGTACGCAAAGTCTCACCCTTGCGTCTGTATGTTTCAAACTCATCGGAGTATGGCCGGAATGGTTCCACCTTTGGGTCTGTCAAAAACTTGACACGCTCTTCTGCGTCAGCCAAATATTTGGCACGGTCCTCATCTTGCCAGTCAGGAGCCTCAACCACGGCTACCTCACCACTAGACTTGTTGACTACAATCCACCCACCAAACGGCATACCAGTGGCGGCAGAGTACAAGTAACCCTGCATAACGTAGCCAAACGGATCGTCTTCTTTTAATCCATCGTAGCCACCGAACCCAGTGAATTTGTTTTTGAATGCCCAGTCGCTTGCAGACTTGATGTCCCACACTTTCTCTGTGCCGGTTTCATCTCGTATGATTACGTCAAGCGTTCCCTTGATAGTATGTCCACCCAGCTTTAGTTCAACCTCTCGCTGAGAGTCCACGATGTCCACACCGGCTTCTTTCATCACCAGCATGAGTATGGCTTCCGTTATATCCCCAAACAAAAAACGAAACAGTGTGTTGTACTGCATCGACTCTTTTATGCCGTGCTTGTCTAACACCTGCTGACACAGGGGCCGTCCCAAACCAGACATACGGATACGGTACTCACCACGCTTGTCGGTAAGCTGCCGCTCCACAGAATACTTTGTGTCGTTTACAAATTCAGAAAGACCTGCGGGGGAAACGCTAGTCTCCCCCCGCAAAGCCTTAGACATATAGTCTTGAATGTTAAGCAGCGTCAGCATCAGCAAAGTCTGCCGCCAGATCAATGTCTGCATCATCTGACATAAGTTTCAATGCTTCACGATGTCCGTTCATAACATTTTCGTTGTGACCCTTGACCGTTTCCGCAAAGGTGCCCATCAACTCTTTGTCCGCATCTGTGATAGGTACAGTGCTTTCAAAGGTTGGCATAGGCGTCCAATACGTAACGCTGCCCTTCTTTTGCTTGTTTGTACGCAGAAGGATAGATGTATGTGCCATCAACTTGTTCTGCTTCGTCAAACCCTGAATGAAGTCAGAGATTGGTTTGAAACCAGAACGCTTGAAGTATGCAATGACAGGCTCGTCTGAGACAATACAAGGAGTTCCGTCCGCCTCAGTGAATTCACCACTGATACGTCCGTAGATTACCTGATTACATACCACCGCACGGGAGGTTAGATAACGATGGTCATCCTTATCTAGTGCGTCTTCTTCGTCACGAGTCAGACGACCACACTTGTTGCCGCCCTGCGTGTCGGGGAACATTCCCCCAAAGGATGTCTTCTGTACTGACTTACAGGAGAATCCACCCTTGCCTTCGTTTGCCTCTGCATCCCACATACTGTACTCGTAGGTACGCAGCAGCGCACGTAGCTTTACCTCTTTTGCAAAGATAAAGCGTCCGTCAAGATACATCTTCCAGTCACCCCGTGTGAGGTTGTGACCATCGTCTGTCTCTTGATCGTAGTTAATGTTAAGACGAGGCAGTCCTACCTTCTCTGTCACGGCACCGCCCTGACCAGTAAGCTTCATCATCTCCTCGACATTATCGCTAGACATTGCTGCCACGATGCTATCAAGATCGTTATCCATTTCCATTAGTTCGTTCCCAAGCATGATCCGTAAATCTCCTTTGCATTTAGGGTTAGTGAATTGATACTACTATTCTACAACAGTTAAGTCAAGCCAATTATCGCCGCTTTTTATCTCAATTTCGACAGGCATGTCATAACAAATGTTATAACGTCTTAAAGTTTCTTGGGGTAACGACAACATTGCTTCACGCATCAGCCTGATACAAATGTTAAATTCATCAGGGTGACAGTCCAGTACAATCGAATCGTGTACCGTATTACAAATTACAGATTGCAGTTCGTTTTCTTGAAATAATTTGTCCAAGCGTACCAATGCAGCGGGCAACAGATCAGCCGTTGCAAAGCCTTGCACGGGATAGTTGCAGATGTTTGTGCGGTGTGTAGCCGTACCGTACTTTGTCCACCGCGCATCAGGGAAAGCGTACTGTCTTCCAGACGGTAACGTCACTACGCGGTGTGTAACGGCCTCTCGCTGGAGGTCTTCATGCCAGAGTGCTACCCCACCATACTTCTCTTTGAACGCCCTGTAGTAGCGTTGTTGGGCCTCTGTGCCCGTAGTGCCGCCGTAGAGAGGCTTGAAGGTGTGTGCCTTTGCTTCTTGCCGTGAACAGCCAATCACACTGGCAGTGTAACTGTGTACGTCTGTGCCAGCCTCTACGTCAGCATAGGCTTGACTGTCTTGTGCTAGAAATCCTGCGACTCTAAATTCTAACTGCGAGTAGTCCCCCTCCACAATCTTACCCTGCGGAAAACGACTCTCCACAACCTTCCGTATTTCAAACGTGTTACCTCGTGGCATATTTTGAAAGTTAGGATTGCGAGACGAAAGGCGACCCGTCGCCGTAACACACTGCATAAATTCCGGATGTATGAAACCGTGGTCATCGACATTGTTTTTCATTCCCTCTACAAACGTACCAAGATACATACGCAGTGCGTTGTACCGCACGTACGCAGATGCAAACTCACGGGCTGGACCCGACAGTTCTAGTTCCCGTTCAGCCAGTGTATCCTTGTCTGTTTTAAACCCAGCAGATGCTACGTCACGCACGTTGCGGGGTACAATCTTGAACCCAGCCACCTCTCCGGTAGACCGGTATATAACACCCTTGCCGCTGCACTGCTTGCAGACACGCAACGCTTTGCTGGGAGTTCCGTCTTTACGTACGGGACGCACACGGCCTGTACCGACACACGCAAGACACTGCTCACCCCGTGTTTTGAACACCACGTCTGTGTTGTTTCGTACAGAAATACGAAAGTCTTTGGCTGACATACGGGTGCGTTGCTTTGGTTTCATTGTGGCACCGCGCTGCTCCATGCCCAAGTTGAACATAGATGCCCACGACTTTTTGTCTTTGACTTTGCGTGAGTATAGCAGCATTGACCTGTCATCGGGGCTGGTCAGGCTGATGGGTGTGTCCCCCATAGCTGCACGGGCCATGTCGTTGAGACGCAACTCCAGCGCATCAAACTCATCTTGGTACAGCTTTTCGATTTCATCCAGTGTGTCTAGGTTGACACGCAGCCCGTTGCGTTCAATGCGGGCCAGTGTGTCAGTCATCTCAAGCGACAGACGCAATGTCGGTAGTAGATCGTTCATTGTATAGTTCCTCAAATGTAGTGCCAAAGGCTTCAAGTTGTTTGAGAGCAATCTGCTCTGTAGCTGCAACGTCAGCTATGCCGTACTCTTTTACTATTTCCCACGGTATTTCGAAAAAGGTTTTTCCCGCCGCCATAAACGGCTCAACGAGGTCTTTCTCTTTTTGCACCGTGTCATACTTTTTTGCAAGAGCAGCAAGTCCAAGAGGCCATCGCCGCGCTTTCGATAAAACATACTCTGCAACCATAGTATCATAGATTTCTCCTGTGTATGTGAACCCACAGTCACGTATCCACGACAGATCAAACTTAATGTTTTGTCCCACAACTACATCAGCGTAGTCAAGAGATGTTTGGAAGTCCTCTGCCGCACTGTGCGTGGGCGGTTCAGTTTCGTGGTAGTAACAGTCATAGAACACCTGTTCCTCGTCCAACCACTTGTAACCTATTGAAACCAAACGATTACCAAAGTACGGCAGGGCAGTGGTGCCACCGGACGGCTTGTGTGTGTGGGTTGTCTCCACATCAAACGTCAGCACGTTCACTCCATCTCCTCCCACTGTTTCTTTGCAAAGTATCTAGCCAGTGTGGCTATCTGTTGTGGATTTAACTGTGGATATTTTGTCTCAAGACGATGGTACTCTTCATCGTACAGACTTTCAAGTATCTCTTCGTTTTGGTGGTTACTCATCAGTAATACACCCCTCTGTGTATATCTATCTGCGTGTTGATTGTACCGTGCCACCCGTTGAGTTTGTTTTTGGATATACAAACATGACGCACGATGTTGTCAACGTCACTGGCACCCGTCTTACCTATACCAATGATGATGTCAGCCTCGCCAGCCTTACCGGTTTTAGAGTTGTCCATCATTGAGTAGTCAATAAATTGACGGTCATGTGCATCGTTGCTTGCTTGGCTAACAGCCCACACAAGCAAATCATTTCGCTTGGCTATTTCACGGGCAAGAACGTACGTCTCTTTAAGCCTCTCATCTCCACGATTGTATTCACCGTTGACACGAAACTTGTCTAGCTGATCCATGAACATGATATCAGGATTGTTTAGCTTGGCGTATTCATTTGCCTCTTCCATAGAAGTTCCAACAGAGTCCATGACGGTTAGGTAAGGTGCGACCTCTGCGTTGTACCGTGATGCAAGAGATTCGCGCTGTTCTATCATCTCATCTCGCTTCAAAGCAAAGTATGACTGTATGATACGTAATTTTATTTTTTCTGCTGGTTCTTCGTTTGCCCAGTAGGTAACCTTGAATCCTTGTCGGATGTACGATGCGGCGAGAAAGCAACAAAAGGTTGTTTTACCTACCTCCGGACGAGCAAACAAGATACCTAAATTACCTCTGTCCAAACCGTCAATACGCTCATTTATCAAATCAAACTCAAAGGGAAAATCTTTGGGTCCAGTGTGACTGTCTAACAGTTCCGATATGTCTGCCTCTACCTTTGTGTAGGTAGTCTTGTCAGATATGCGCCCATCCTCAACCGCCTCTATCAGCGTACGTAACTCACCAAACTCTTCGCTTTCTCCGGTGAATATCTCAATGGCCTTTTCTCCAATGATACGCGCACGGTCCCGTAACCAGAAGTTACGCACCATGTCCAAGTGCATCTCTGTGTTCTCAGGATTGCCCCGATCAAGGGTCAAGATTAATTCTTGTGCCTTTTCCCGTGTTGAGTCGGGCATGGCAGGATTGCGGTCATTGAACATGACTGCCAACTCACCTATCGTGATGTCCTTTGCGTATTCAGTGTGAGAGTGAAAGATCACGTCAAACACATCGCGCATTTCCTTCGTGAACATATCACGCCCAATGATATCAGCTACCTTTGAGAAAAAGTCTGTACTCAAACAAAAGCCAAGTATCTGTTTATCTATCTGTGTAGGATCGTATGAAGTCATCCCGTTCGTCCTTTTTCATGTTTTTCAAGTCGTGTTTTAGTATTATCATCTTTGTCGGCGCGATACCCCGTAGAGTGCGAACCATGTCGATAGCTTTGTCAGTCGCATCTTTGTCCAACGCCACAAAAAAGTTCGGGTAATTAGACAGTGTGTCAAGATGCTGTGGCAGCAGATTAGTGCCCATCAGTGCCACTCCGGTAACAATGTTGCTAATTGCACATGCACTAGCGCAATCTTCTACAATAACAGCAGCACCATGATGTCCACAGATGAAAGGGTGCTGGCTAGTGCCGTAACGATACCACTTAGGATTTCTACCATCTAGCGATCTCCCCGCCGCATCTACAACTCTGTTGCCGTCTTTTACAAGGTAGACGGCCCTGTTACGCTTGAAGTCATAGCGTATGTCTGCACGACCGGCAAGGTACGCATCATATGACTGTACACGCTTTACATAAAGTTCAGCGTTTAAGTTGCGAGAAAGACTGACAAACGTATCAGGCATTTCAAAAGACTGTTGGGCTGCAGCAGGTGGTGGTTCCTTGCTCTTGCTAAACATTTTTGATGCGTGATCTCTTGTCAGCGTAATACCCGTACGACCAGACACGTTACAGTCTGCGTGAAAACAATACCACAGCCGTTGCAATCCGTCGTCAGATACGCTAAATGTGTTTTTCTTGCCGCAAACAGGGCAGTCAGACCGGTACCGCGTCAGTGCGGGAAAGTCTAGCGACTCAACATATCCTGTCAGCCAAGCTGGTGATCTCATCGTTGTGTTCCTCTTTGTTTGTCAAAGACAGTGACACAAGGACTAACCGACATGGCAAACTTTGTCAACAACAAAAAAACTTGTTGACGGCTGTTGACAAATCAGTTACACACAAAGAACAACACCCTATAGGGGAACCCCTGTTATGAAAAAGATTAATAAAATTAACCCTATAGCTAAACTGTTACCAAAGTTTGGTAAACAAGTAATACCAGACAAACGTAACAAACTAAAAGACAAACAAGCTAAAAAGGACATACGTGATGGCAAGACCAGCGAAGATAGATGAACCATCAAAAACATACAGTCTGTTAATGTCAGTCAAACAGTATGACAGACTAGCTGAACACTCTGAACGTCTACAAAAGAAATCAAGGGAACAGTTAGCTGTGTCTGATTTGATGAGGGAAGCTATCGACATTTACTTGGAGGCACTTGACGATGAAATGGATTCTGATATTTCTGATGAACAGTGAGGGTGAGATAACTGTGGAAGTTGTAGACACCTACAGTCATATGGCTGAGTGCTACTACGAGAAGACCATCCGCGACATGGATTTTGTCACCCCAAACGAAAAGCTGGTTTGTTTTCCCATAGGAGTGCGTGATGAAAAATAATCTGAAGACCAAGCCTCTTGAGATAGAGATTGTCAACCGGTGGCGGTGGGAGGTTGTTGCTCCGGTGTCGTCTGTCCGTATTGGAGAGACAAGCCGCGATCTTGTCAAACGCAAACAACGTGTGGACTATCTACGCCTTGTCACTGTCTTTGTCGGAAAAAGTGAACAAGAATGCAAAAATTGGCTTGACAGGTACAGACCTGTGCTGGTAAAACTAGGCATTCCTTACGAGGTTGGTAGCTTGTAGGGGATACTAAAACACCCACGCGGCCTCTGAATACGTTGCCTCAAGCAAATGTACAAGTCGGTGGTTCTAGTGTAGGTACTGCATCAGTAGCAGCTAGATTAGTGTTTTACCTTTCGTTGTTGTGGGGAGCGGGGCTGAGATTAATTTCTTGGCCCCGTTCTTTTTTGTGTTGACACCCACACCGATTACCGATATGGCTTATGTATTGAAACCAACAGGAAGGGTTAAACAAATGGCAAAAGCTAAACAAACAAAAGACATGACCTATGCAGAACGTGAAGCACACTGGGAAAAAGAACGTGCAAAGGAAAGAGCAGCACGGCAAGACGCTATGTCTCATTTGTCAGAGGAACAACTGGCAGTTGCGTGGGGGCTGTACAAGCAATTAAGGGAAGTGCTGGAAGTGGCCCTCTATCCAGACAACGGCGGCATCAAGTATGTATCAGCCTATGAATTGCAGGAACTTGAAGTGCTTATGGAAAGGTTTGGCTATCAGTTTAATATGCGGGGGGATGGGTGATGATTGACCGAACCTATCGCGTAGTATTGACAGTCAAACAGGACTACGAGTTTTTTGTCACCGCAGAAGACGCAGATGGTGCTGTAGAGGAGGCGTGTTGCAAAGAACTAGACGATGGTCTGATGATAAACGACAACTACGAGTGTGAGTGTACAACAGTGGAGGTACAGTGACGATGAATGAAATTGATTTTATAAAGGTGGCGAAGGACGATTTGAGTGCCTATCAAGGCGATGAAAGTATAGCCGAATATGTGGCTGGGTTGTTGGAGTGGCTCTACGATGTTGACCCTGCATTTCGTCAAGACCTTAACTCACAGTGGGATAGAATTAAGGATAGTAACGATGGGTAAGATGAGCGACTGGCACATTGAAATGCAAGAAGACGCATTGGACATGACCCGTGAAGAGTGGACAGAAAAGCACGGCGAGTCTTGCATAGAGATATACAACAAGACACGGGCCGAACTCGACTTGGGTGACCAACAGTTTGAATTCAACTTTGGTATTAGTTGATGAGGGAGAGATACACACCCGTATCTATTCCGGAGCGTTGCAATCCGTGGGTGCGTACTCTTTTTGAGGAGATGCGTTACCAGCGGATTGGAGTGCTTGACATGGCAGAGCGTACTGGCATAAACAAAAACACCCTCAAAGATTGGCGGACGCGAACAGTACCGCGAATCACCGACCTTGAGGCGTGTTACAATGTGTTAGGGTTTACGCTAGAACCCAAAAGGATGACAAATGTACCGACCGATTGAATACCCAACCAACGATGTAGACCAGCGCCTGTATAATGTCAGCAATAAGGTCAGCAGTTTACGCAAAAGTGTC